TCTTTTGTAGACAGATCTTATTTGGGCCATAGTAAATCACAACAAGGTAAAGACTTAGAAGCAGCAAGATCATTCGCTTATCGTAATGCTTTACTTGAAACTTTTTGTGTTCCGTTTGAAGGAGTTGTTGAACCCGAAGAAACAGGCGAAGATGAGTCTGAGGAAGAACTAACAATAGTTGACAGGTTCAAACAAGAGATAGCAGTAGCAAAAACAAAAGCATCCAAGCAAAAGATTTTTGAGAATCACGATAAGTTTGCTGAAATGTCGGGTGATAAAGAATCAAGAGAAGCAATCAATCTTTATTACACAAAAGTAATTCAAGGTGAGGCCAATGGTTGATAAAGCAAAAAAGATAGTACAGGGTACAGCAGAATGGTTGGCTCTCCGTGTTGGTAAAATTACAGGGACAAGAATACAAAAAGCAGTTGGTGAAGATCAATTTGAAAAAGGATCTAAATTACATCAATGGGAGGTTCTTGCTGAACAAATGTATAGAGAGATAGTTGGTCTGCCGAGAAAACCATTTAACTCTCGTGCTATATATTATATGGATTATGGTAGCAAGCATGAGCCTGATGCAATTAAAACTTTAAAAGATGACTATGGTTTTAAGATAACATCAACACCTTTTGTTTATCATAAAGATCATGATTGGCTTGGCATGAGTCCTGATGGATTGATTTTGAATGGCATTAATAACAGGCCCTCTGCGGTTGAGATTAAGTGTCCACAATCTCCTCATGCGGGAAAGGTCAAAGAATACAAAAGAAACTATTGGCATCAAATGCAACTCGGTATGGAGTGCTTAGATATAGAAGAGATGCTTTACTTTCAATGGGATCAATCGGGTAATCATGCATTGGAGTGGGTAAAACGAGATCCTGATTGGGCGGGTATTTATATACCAAAAGCACAAGAGTTTATGGATTGGTTTAATGAGGCCAAAGAAAAGCCTGAGAATCAAGAGAAGTGGTCAGTCGAATACAAAGAGCCTGGAATTCATTATGAAGATATAGAAGACAATGATGACACCCAAGTTCTTGCAGATACATTATCTAAAATAAAAAAACATCAAGAAGCAATAAAACAACTTGATACTGTAAAAAAAGAATTATCTAAAAAATTAATTGATCAACATAAGGGGGCGTTCAGAACACCCTCAGTTAAATGTCATTTAACACAAACTAGAGGAAGGGTTAATTATTCAAAACTTGTTAAAGATCAAGACATTCCCTTTCATGTTGTTGAGGAGTATAGAGCAGAAGGCGACTCAAGGATTTATACAAAACTAACGGAGCAAGAAGATGACGCTTAATAAAACTAAAAAATCAGTAAGTTCAAGAGTAGATCATGATGTCCATGATCTTTTGTTGAGGGTTAGCAAGGATGAGGCCCACCGTTTCTATGATAGAAAGGTGTCCTATATCGTTGCTAATATATTAAAAGATTGGTATCACAAGGAGGTAAACACCAATGAGTAATTTTGATAATACAAACCGTGGATCCATTTGGAAAAACAAAGAAAAGAAATCAGAGAATCAACCTGATTTCAACGGTAGTCTAAATGTAACCGTAACTACAGGAATGACTAATTATAAGAATGAGGTTATTGTTGATGATGTGGAGAAGTATTTAATTAAAGATAAAACAGATAAAGTTGTAGGCTTTAAAATGGAATTCTTTGTTAATGCTTGGAGAAGAAAAGCAGATGCATCTCCAGATACTCCTGCGTTAACTTGGACTATTAGCCCTAAAACTAAAGTAGGCGGGGCCGCACCGTCAGCTTCACCTGCACCTGCTCCTGTAGCAGAGGAGGACTTACCCTTCTAATGACTGAAGAAAATAAATATATAAGTATCAATCATACTAATGAAGACGGAACCGTTGAAATTAGAAAGTATGATACCCAAGAATTTTCTGAAGAAGCTGTTCATAAGTTTAATCAACTTGCCACAGCTAACACAGAATTTAATAACCAAAACAATTTGTTGGGGTTAATTAGTTTGGGTAAGAAGGTGCTAGAGTCAGAGCTCTCAACACTACTGCCACAAAAATATGAGGTTGTAAAACCTGATACAGGTGTTGTAGAATCTAATACAAACGATACAAAAGATAAATCGTAAATATTAGAAATGACCTCACAAGATACACAGAGCCTTTCTAACTCTGAAAGGCTCGCATCTATACAAGGGGAGGCAAAACTTGATGGAGTGCCTTGCCGGGGGATGTGTACGACTACTTATGGGGACTTATCCTGTGGAACTTGCGGGAGATCACAAGAAGAAATAACCAATTGGAATACATATTCTTCTCAGCAAAAGAAATTAATTAACATAAGAAACGCAGCTAACGGTTTTAAAATAAGACAGTTAGAAATGCAAGATGTAAGGTGGATGGAGCTACGCAACATGAAAACCAATATTGATCAAATGTCCATGAAGGATGTACTTAAAAAGATTGTTGTCTTGGCCGGATCTAATAACATCAAAGATAAAAATGAAATGAAGTGTTTAGATGCCATCCTGTCTATTGTTTCATCAGATCATAAGTTTAATGAACTCTCTATAGCGTCTATCCTTTCCGAAGACGCAATCAAAAAGATAAAAGAAAAATACGAACAATAAATATTTGTATTACTTCTTGACATTGTATACATCTATCTATAAAATACGCTTATAGTAAATAGGAGATTAATTATGGCGTTTCCATTAGAAGGTAATTTTTATTTTGAATACCAGGGCCAAAACATTATTTGGAATTGGGCGGGTGATTATGAGGATATTTCAAGCCCTATCTATAAGGCCTATCATCATCAAACTTATAAACCAAAACTGTCAGATATTATTATTGTTGACACAAAAGGTTTTGATAGATCCGAAGTAAGAAAGGCTTTACATCAATCAATACTTGATCAAATCAATCCTCCCCAAGTAGAGAGCAAGACTCCATGGGGATCAAAGGTGAGAGTGTAATATGCCAAAAGTAAAAACAACTCAAGTAATCAATCATATTAAAAAAGGTACATCAATTGGTAGACACCCTAAGTCTATGGCCACTATGAATAAAAATCGTAAAAGGTCATACAAGGCTTACAGGGGCCAAGGTAAATAATAATGTTTTTAGACCAAGGGGTTTTCTATTTTATCCTTCATAGCAAGTTTGGCTCACTTGTGGTCGCAACGAGCCTCTTAATCTTAGGAGCACTAAATGATTAATTATCCATGCGGATGGTTTGATCCTGAACAATTACCAAAATGAATACATTAGATCAAGCTATACAAAGATATTACGAAACAAGGGGTGAGGGTAAGAATGACTCTACCTATGCCAACTATTTTAATAAGCAGTTTGGCAACAAGAATGTAAATGACATTGGCAAAGAAGATATTGCTAATGCTAGATCAAATATCAACAAGTCCCCTGGAACTATCAATAGATACATGAACTTTTTAAGAGCAGTATTAAATTATTGCTACGAAGATTTAGGTTGGTTGGACGCAAGGCCCGTAATCAAAAGAGTTAAAGAACCATCCAAAAGGATTAAGTTTTTTACTCTTGAAGATTGTGCTCGCCTGCATGAGGCCTTACCTGAACACCTGAAGCCTATTTTCATACTATCCCTGGTAACAGGTATCAGGATGTCCAACTGCCTAAACTTGAAGTGGGAGGATGTTAAAGATGGTTGGATTGCCATTCATGCAGATGAAACTAAGAATGGTAAATCCTTATCCATACCTTTAAATCAAGAAGCAAAAAAACTATTAGACAGTATTGATAGAAAAGGCTCTTATGTTTTCACATACGCTGGTAGAAAGATTTCTAGGACATCCAATACCGCTTGGTATAGGGCGTTAAAAAAATGCAACCTAGAGGGTTACAGGTGGCATGATATAAGACATACATGGGCCACTCATCATGTGCAAAATGGAACTCCTCTCCATACTTTGCAACATCTTGGCGGGTGGTCCGACTTTAACATCGTCAATCGTTATGCTCACCTGTCAAAAGATTATTTGACAGATGCTTGTGAGAATACAATATCTTTGATATCTTAATGATTGATACCTTCATGCGGGGCTACCTTCGTTCATATTCCCCCTATTTACTGTATATACTTTGGTAGCTTCGCTTTTTATTCTTCCTGATCTTTCTTTTCCGCCTCTTCATAAAGTTTTAAGAACTCTATAACAGTAGCAGTTTCAGCTTGCTCTATTTGTAATTTAAGCCTTGTATAGTTGGTTGGATTTTTCTTAGCCTCGCCCAACCTTTCAAGAGTTTTTTCTCTTTCTCTTAATTCTTTTAGCTCTTTTTTGTACTCAAGTATTTTGGAGTTTGGTTTTGGAAGAATCTTTTTGACTTCAGGTGGTAATGATTTATAAATAACCTCTGCCAAAGGATCCACTTCAGCTAGAGCTAGTATGTTTTTATTTTTTTCTGCAAGCTCTTCTGCGTATTCTCTGTTCTCCATATCCCTAATATTTTTAGCAAGACCTGTAATTTTTTCACTTGCGTTATAAAACCTTTGTTTATAAATATAATCTTGCTCTTGCTTTGTAAATATTCTTTTAAAATATTTTTTCTTTGGATCAACCGGAATGCCCGCTATATCAGATTCAATGCTATCTGCAAGATTATTAGCAAATTGCATTGGGCCACCTAAATAGTATTGAACTAGATATTTATATTGTGCTGGTTGGAAATCAAGAATTCCTTTTTCTAGTTTTGATGCATCACCGCCTGTAATTTCGTTTAATGTTTCAGCTAAAAGATTATAAAAAGAATCCTGTCCAGGCTTGGTTATTTGCGACTGCAAGTCATCAGGATTGGTAAAAGCCGCAGGTCTTCCAATTGGACTTCCCAACCAATCTGTATTAGTTGCAATATCTGTTATTGGTTGGAATGGTGATGGTGTTAGTGTTTTTACAATTGATGTAGCTAACTCTTGTGCGGTACCACCGTTTGAATTTAAATATGTAATTGTTAAAGGGGAAAAATTTCTAATAGCAGAGCCTGCTAAATCCACCATAGCATGACCTAGATCTTTGTTTGTGGTTTCTCCCCCATAACCCCTTCCATCTCCAAATATATTATCTGCAGCTAGTTCGGTTGGGATTCTTCCTAAGTCGTAAAAGAATCCTAGGCCCCACGGTTTTGGGTATGCAAAAGCAATTGTTTTCCCGCCAACCTTAATAAACGAGGGAAGAATTTTACCGCCAACCCCTGACTTTGGTTGCTCAACGGTGATTTCTCCTTTAGGTGTTTTTTGACCTGTCATGATAATAATGAAACGATCCCCATAAGCGTCTCTTAAGTTTTCATACATAGGTCTTCCTGTTTCATCCTCATCTGAAGAGCCATGGTTCCATAAAGTAATTGCTGATGCCATTAAAGGGATATTTGCAAGAAGTGCTTTCATTGGCCCGTATATTTTATCTTTAGCCTCTTTCTCTGTTATTCTTCCTGCTCTAACATCTGCTTCAGCGATTTTTCTTAGGCGTTTAGTATTCAGTGCTCTTGCTAGAGGTACATTACCCTGAATACTCGCATTAAAAAATACATACATTGATTGCAGGCTAGGCGTTTGTTTTCCTTTTCTGTTGAAGTTGACTGTCAATTCCTTTGCTAATGTTGCACCGGCCTTAAGAACTTTTTCAGGAGCATTAAAAACTGAACCGTTGTTTTGTGATTTAACATATTCAACGAAAGCTGCAAACCTAACTCCATTCTCGGTTGCAGTGTTTAAATCATAAACAAAATCTGCTGTTGCTTTAAATCCATCTTTTAAAACTTTCTTGCTTAACACCAAAGGATCACCACCTTCTTCCCACGCAGAATTAATTTTAATCTCGCCTTCCTCTACACGCCTTGTTATTCTTTCAAACCCCTCTTCAATTCTTTGTTGATTTAAAAAATTAACAAATCCTGTTTCGCCTCCATATTTTTTATATGCATCAAATAATCCTTGTATTCCAGGTTGCTTTATCTTTTGTCCTCTTAAGCCCTTATAATATTGAGCAAGTCTAGGCATTGTATTTAAAGCAGTTTTAAATCCTATCCTTTGTCCCTCGGCACGACCCCCAGGGATTCTTGATTCAACATATAGATTGAATAAACCTGTTGGTACATCTTTTGCGAAGTTTATAGGAAGAAATAATGGGTTGTATGCAGTAAACATTTTTGAAAGATAAACCACAGTACCACGCATCCACCCTACAAGTTTACTAGGATTCCTATCACCAAGATTAGATAAAGCAGTTGCTAATCTTGGCTCGTAAATTCTTAAATATTTATTTTTCCCATTTACTTTAAAAGGAACTGAAACAATACTCTTATCTCTACCGACATATTCTTTATCTTCGATAGTGTATATCTCACTTAAATCCCATTTACCTTGATCAATTCCTTCTTGATATAAAGATGCAAAAGAATTTAAAACAGTATTTCTTTCTGCATTTATATTTGCTTTTAATCTTTGTAATCCTATTTGTACTAGCGGGCTAGATGCTTTTGATAGCCTGCCCCCTGCTTTACGAATAATTTTCTTTTCAACAAAGAATCCTCTATTTTTGGTTGTTGCTTCTTGTTGTTTATTTGTATCAGCAGCAAAACCGATAAGCGGAACATAATATTTATAGTTATCCTCGTTTCGGAAATCAGCTATATCTTCTTTTGATACAAGCGATCCTTCTTCAAAGACATCTAATGTTTCCTTTTGATAATCTCTTACTTTAGAGGCAAGATCTAATAGTATGGCCCCTTCATCTGTTTTGGCTTCTGGTTCTTTTGTTCCATCAAATTCTATTCCTAGTTTCTTTAATCTTCTTGATGCTTCAGTTGTTGTAATACCAGATCCACGGTCTTTAAGTCTGTTAAATTTATTTTGCAGTTTGGTTAATTTTATTTTTTGATCTTTTGTAGGCTCTTTGTTTACAAATATTTCTTTATTAAGGTCTGCAATCTCATTTCTAATATCTTGATTGATTTTATTATTTCTTTCAGGGGCATGAAGATAGTACAAAACATCATCAACCTTGCTCATTGTTCCACCATTTAGAAGTATGGTTTTAAACAAGTTATTTAAATCTTCAATTGATTTATCATGTCTTTCCATTAATCTGCCATCGTAGGTAGATACCTCACTCACGGGTGTAGTTGTTTCTATACCCTGACCACCAACTTCAAACAGAATTTGATCTACAATCTCAGAAAAAATCTTATTCTTATCTACAACATCTTCTATTGTTTCAGATGAAAACTGTTTAATTTTTTGTCGAATTTTACCGCTTGCCATCGCTAAATCTTCTACCTGTATTACAGGCATGGTATCTACAGGTAGCTCTTGTGGTTTGCGATCTATTTTTTTCTTGCGTTTAGTTCTTTTTGGTTTTAAACGATCAGGAACACCATTAGATATAAATGGATCTATAGGTTCATTGTTCTCAAGTGCTTCTTGAAAATAACGATTTACCTCTTCAATACCAGGATCATTTTCATAGAGATCCTCTAAGGTTTGTGGTTGACCATCTAC